AGTTCAGGGTGTTCATCACAGTAAGCGATGAAGTCATCAAAATCCAACTCTGGGTTTGACGCTACGCTCATCAAGCAAGCATAGAAATAAACATATTCGTCAAACATTGTCTTGATGTTGAACGCCTCACCTGTGATTGACTCAAATATGAACATTGAACGAAGTCCAAATGATAACTGATATTCTTTTCCTAAAATCTCCATAAACTAAAACTGTATTATATAATGTATTTATGGTAGGTGTTGGGTATAAAAAAAGACGAAATAATAATTATTATTTCGTCCTGTTCATAGTTATTTGTTGTTTATACTATTCGTACTTAACTGCACCCTTACCAGTAAGTGTGATGCTCATAGTTGCTCTACCATCGTTGCTTGCATTGATATCAAGTGAAGTGATATATGCCTGACCTGAAAGCATCTTCACATTTGCTGTTGTTGCTGCCTGCTCCCAACCTGCTTCTGGTGCTCCAGTAGTAGAAGTCTGTGCAAGACCGAACTTAACATCAAGTAATGCACCTGACAGATAAAGTTCCATCACCTTATCACAAGTCATACCATTACCTTCATAAGCAAAAAGGTTCTCTGCTGAAATAGACCACGAGAACATATCCAAGTCCTGTGCATCCCATTTACCTGCTCCGCTTGCTACATCAGCGTCATCCTTTGATGCTACTGATACTGTTGATGCAGAAGTAGTAAATGTATGATTGGTAGCATATGCAATAGAAGTATATGTCTCCTCGTTTTTAACGAAAAGCATTAGTTTCTTTCCTAAAATTGTTGCCATTGTAATTACAAATTGATTATATAATATATTTATGTAAGCCCGCCATCGTTAGATGTATAGGGCGTTATAGACGCTCTACATCACGGAGTGATGTCGCGTCCTATGCAGATGTGTATAATCTACAATTAACATTCTTAACATAGGCGTTCTCTATGAAGTCCTCTGATATGCTGTCAAGTATCACTTCATCAACCTCACTACCCTCCATAGCAAGAAGTCTGTTGCATACCGACTCCAAGATATTACAGCAGGTATCGTATTCCTCATCCACTATGCTGATTTCCACGCTGTGCTCCCACTCGTAGATACCATCCTTTGATGCATTAGGTGCTGTTGAACTGCTCCTATATATAATAAATGGATATTCAGTTGATTGCTCTGCTATCAACGGATAGCAATGTGTATCAACCAAATCACCTATGTTGCTGTATATTAAACTACCTATGTTTATCATCTTCTTTCCCAAACTCTTTGTATTGATTTCTTGATGTTCTCCTCTAAACTCGCTCTACATTCCCTGCCTTTTGTATCCACTGCATTTCTGAAAAAGCGTTTAGCGTGTATCCTACCTCTATTACCCTTGCTGTAAGTCTTACGGAGGGATGTTCCCTTTTCAAACCACTTCAACCTGAACTCACCCATAATATGAACTTTCGCATAGTTGTCCTCTGGGTCTCTCACATCCACCGATGTCATTATACCTTGCAGCATTGACTTATAAGTCTTACCTGTTTTCTTACTCACATATGGTTTATTCACATTTTTGATACCTGCTCGCCTCAACTGCTTCTTCGCCTCATTCTGTAAAGGTTTCATTGAATCTGTCAGTGCTTTCCTATAAGCACGCTGCATATCCTTATACTCCATCTTTTTGAGTATTTGCCTCAATTCTGTGTCGCCTTTAAGGGTAAAACTTACTTTTGGTGCTGCCATTATTCGTTAATAAGTTCAGTGTATATGACTACACTCTGATTGTCTTGGCGTGGTTCAACGCTGATAATCCTGTATTTCTTACCACACCAATGAACTTGACATCTCTCGTCAATAACGAAGAAAGGCGTTCTGATTTCAAATTTGATACCCCTTGAATAGAAGATATCACCATTCTCATTCACCCTGTCCATTGACTGATATGCCACTGCTGCCCTGCATTCATAGCAGAGAGTATAGACGGTGCTTTCAGCACCTGACGCTGTTCGTGTAGTCTTTGGTTCATACAGCGTTATTATCTGTGTAAGTCTGCCTGCCTGCATAGTTAGTTAATGTATAGTGTATCACCACCCACCATTGCGTTAGCAATGTAAAGGGTATCATCGTAGTTCCTGTAAAGACTCAATAAGTATTGATATACAGGGTTCTTGTGTATCTGAACAAAAGAAATTGACTCTCTTGCATTATACAGACCACCAACCAACAGCAATGCCGCCTGTAATACACACGCTGGTAATAGACCATCTGGTTGAACTAATTCTTCCAAGCAGTGTATGTTCAAGTCCCTGCATACTGCATCCTCCGCCACTGTTATATAGTCTGCTAACAGAAGGTCATCGTGATCATGAGGGATATATAGATGTTGTTTTACTTGTTCAAGTGTAAGATACATAGAAATAATAATTATTATTTATAGCCCGTCATCCGAAGGATGTAGAGGGCGGTTTTATAAAAGGGGCTGGTTGAATTCAACCAACCCCGTTGTGTTTGTTTAGTTTATGAAATAGAAATTACGCGAGTGTTTTCTTCACGATTGCTTCACTTCTGCGTGGTTTTGCATCAAAGAATGCATTAACTACGATACGAACAGCGTTCTTCTTTGCCTGTGTGTAAGGGTCAATTATGATATCTAATGAACCCCACTGTGCGATTACCAACTCATCCCACTTTCCGAAAGCAACACCTGCACAGTTTCCAGTAGTAAGAACTGGGTATCCATTTACCTCATTACCTTCCATAAGCATACGAAGGTCTGACTTCTGACCTGAAATAGTAGTAGTCTTGAACTTTGCTTTTGCAGCAGGTGAAGCGATGAACTTGTAATCACCGAAAAGTTTTGCCTCTTCAAGTGCTTTCTCCATCTCAACTACATTAGCGAAAGTGATTTCAACACCTTCTGCACCGTTGAAAATACCCTCTGGTGTGTTAGTATCACCAGCACCAGCACCAAGAATAGTTGCTTCAAGTTTCTCAGCGATAGCATTAACGATATCTCTGTAAAGCATTTCCTCTGCTCCTACTGAATCCTGTGCCAAGAACTGCTTTGACACATCAATGTAAGCAGTAAGTCTCTTTGGTGAGAACTCAATGCTGTCAAATGTTCCCTTACCATCTTCTGCATCTACAAGTTCGCCTTTCCAACCTACATTTGAACCTGTGTAAGTAGGGATAGATACATTACCTACAAGACCTGTAAGATATGTAGCACCTGCCTGTGCAAGTACCATTCTATTACGAAGTGGTTCAAGGATGTTAAGTTTTTCAGTAGCAACTACTTCTGCACCATATGTTTCCTGTGTTGCAGCGATTGCACCCAAATCCTCACGGATTTCAGATACTGGCAACTGAATCTGACCGCTGTAAGAAAGACCTGCCTTTCTCATTTCCTCTGTACCAGCGTTAAGCACTACCTGTGCCTCGTCTGACATTGAACGATTATTTACTATATCGTTGATAGTTTTGATTAAAGAAAATTTTCCCATTTTTTTATTATTGTGTTGTGTATAATTTCTTGTTTCTTCCTCTTTTTCTCCCTCTTCATCGGACTCTTTGTCAGGCTCTACACCTTCGGTGTCGCCTTCTTCGTCCTCTTCGTCCTCTACAACTTCGTTGTCGGACTCTTCGTCAGTAGGCTGGGTGCTGTCAGGTTCAGCGTTTTCCTCTTTTTCTTCATCAGGCTCTACACCTTCGGTGCCGCCTTCATCAACAACTGGTTCTTTTACCTCGTTGTTCTCATCATCTTTTGGTTCTTCATCTTCTACTTCCTCTTCTGCTCTTGCTGCTTCAAGTGAGCGTAGAGCAACAGATGTGTCTTCATACGCTTCGTTATATACTGGACTAACATCATAGAGTTTATCTATCTGTGTGATGGTTCGTAGATATCTGCCATCTTCCTCTTTCGTCCATTTCTCACCAGCAACAGTGAAAGCAAAACTTGATGTAGAAATATCACCTCTTTTGAGTCCCTCAACCAATTCATTTCCAAGTGCAGTGTTTGGAGCATCAAAAGAATAATGTAATCCTCTCTCATCTACGGTGAGCGTCAATGACCCAACGCCTTTTCTGCTTCTCGCAAGAACACCTCTGTCCTGATCATGGTTCAAAAGTGCTAATACATCACTTCTTTCAATAACACCATTGAACGCTGCTGGGTCTATGATTTCGGTAAATCCACCTAAATCTTTTGACCTTGAATTGAATACAGAAGCATATCCTTCTACCTTACGACTTTCTGCTTCTCTGAACTCAATATCAAAACTTCTTCTTTCCAAGTTCATTGTGTTATTTAGTTTTATATATATATTTATGTAAAGACCGTTATCAGATTTCTGATGTGTAGGTCGTGCAGTCTTTATTAATATGGTTTTTGTCCAACCTCCATAAAGTATGCAGTGTCTAATTGACTGTTAAGATATACATCATATGTTCCTGCTGGTACTACAATATCACCAGCATCAAATGACAGGCTGACTGCTCCACCTACTGCTGTGAATTCTCCACCACGCTGGTCTTCCCATATTCCTTTTACGAACTTAACACTTTGTCCATCAACAGTGAGATTCCTTAATACATACCAGTCGTTTTCTATTATCATCTGGGTGTTAGGGTCTGCTATTGTCCATCCATTGAAATTACCAACTACATACCAATCACTTGCATTTGGGTCTGTCCCCTCTGCAAATATCTTGTCAGCGTATTGAACCCAGAACCAGTCTGACTTATATGAATCAACAAATGTTGGATTTACAAATATTGCTTCAATTGAGTCTGGTAGAGGACAGTTCCAGTTTAATGTCACACCATTGTATTCTGTTCCTATTGTCAGTGTCTTTAAGTTATTACAGTTTGCAAATGCAGTATCTCCTAAAGCAGTACATTTCGGTAAATTAACTGTCGTCAATGCTGAACAGTTTATAAATCCATTAGTAGATACATAAGTACATTCAGGTAAATTAACTGTCGTCAATGCAGTATTATCGCTAAACATCATATCATTTACATAAGTTAATTTACCAATATTTATACTTTGCAGATTTGGATAAGACTGAATTGATGGTGCTTTGCTTACATTAGGTAAGTCAATTGATAGCACAGCATCATTTCCGATAGCAAGATATCCAAGATAATCAGCAGTAAGTACAGATGTTTCTCCATATATTCTACCGTTATCATTCGCCAATAATACTACATCTGGGTCTCCTGCTCCAACCAAACATCCTGCAAATTCAGACCACGGGTAGGTTGATTGATAATATGCAAGTGATGAACTATGAACTTTTATTGTGCCTTCTCCACTCGCAAATGGGGTCATTTCAAATACTGATGTGTCTGGTATGGTACAGTAATATACATTACTCAAATCCAGTTCTGTCAATGTACTGCAACCTTGAAATGCACTACTGCCTATTTCAGTACAGTTTGGTGCTGATACCGATGTTAAGGTAGCACACCAAGAGATCACAAATTGTCCAATTTTATTACAATTAGGTAGGTCAAGTGCTGTCAGTGCTGTGCTGTTTAATGCAAAATCTTCTATGATTTTACACGCTGTTGCAGTTATAGATGTCAATGACATACAAGCGTTAAATGCACTTTGACCAATAAACTCACATTTAGGTATATTAATTGATGGTAATACAAAACAACTTGCAAAAGCATTTTCTGATACATTAGTGCATTCAGGTATATTAACATATGATAATTTATAACAATTCTGAAATGCTGCATATCCTACACCTGTTGCATTTGGTATATTAACTGATACCAAGTTATTACATCCTTTGAATGTGCTATCTTGTATGTTATTAGCATTAGGTAAGATGACCCCTGTTAAGTTCGTCATACCATAAAATGCACCAGCAGGTATCTCTTGTTCATCTGATGAATATGAAGTCAGACTTTTTCTCACTATGAGATAATCAGTTGGGTCATAGACTTTAACATCAAAAGGACAGTCGCTCAATAAACCAGTAAATCTTGCATTAATAACAGATGATTTAAGTTTGATGACAAGATTATCCCCCGATATTGATACATCAATTGTTCCATCAGTTATGTTGGTAGGTGTGCCCCATGTATCAGGTAATATCTCAAAATAGGTTCCACTATTTTGCATCCATCCACCCATATCAACATCACCTCCAATATTAAACTCCCATTCATTTACCTGATTGTTTCCTGCATTTGCTGTGTAAGTTCCAGTGTAAAGACTGCTGTTGTTAAATGAGTAGATTACAATTGTGAGCAAATGACCTTCACCTGACCAAGTGCTGTTTTCAATTGAATCTTGAGAATATTCAAGATTAGGTGTTGTGAATTTCAGTTGAATACAGTTTGCTGCTGCCCACATAATCTCATAATGAACTGCTTTATCAAATTCAATATATTCAGTTGTATCAGATGCACCACCTGATATCTCCCCGATTTTCTCTGCATAACCAGTGAAAGGGACATCTGTCATATCAACGCCCTTGTCTATGATTGCCTGACGGATGCTTTCCTTGCAGGCTTTAATTTGATTGAGATTATCCGCTACGCTCATGATAAAATATCCTGTGTAATTGTATCTATATCACCGATTTTTGCATCCAGTTCTTCTGTCTTGTCCAATGCATTCTTCGCCATATTCTGTGCAGCACTTGACTTCATCAAAGCACCTTGCACTTCATCTTGTGTCGCCTTATCCTCTACGCTGTTGAGCAGGGTTCTGTCTGATTCTGTGAGCGGATCTAAGTCACCTTCACCAAGAAGTGAGCGACCAGATAAACTCTTTATGTTTTCACCAGATACAAGTGTCGCCTGTTTATGCTCCAATGCCTCACCCAATATCGGATTGATTGCTGCGAGAACTTCACCCTTTATTCTATTGGTCAAGTCAGAACCTACCACATCATTCACTAATGTTGATATCATCTCAACGATGTCCTCCTGCTTATCAATGTCCCCGTGGATCATACCCCACACCGTAGGGGATGCAGGAGTCAATAAACTCTTTCTTTTATTTAATTCCATAACTTGCAAATTATATAATGTATTTATGTGAGGTATTCTACCGTCCAAGTAGATGGGATGTAGTTTTCTAATGGGTTCTTACCACCATTCACCTGCTTGCAGACCAATGTTCCTGATGTTTCTATACCCGACAACCATTTATTACTTTCAACCCACACCTTATTTTCATCATCATAATATGTTATCACTTTATCAATAGAATCTGTTTCAAAACCTGTTGCATAGCAATTTACATATTTCAATGATTCACAATAAGCGAACATTCCTCCATAACATCCTTTAACTAATATAGGTGCTGGTAAATCAGATACTTTTGTTAAATTAATACAACCATAAAACATTCCCACATAACAACCCTCTGATAATGTTGTTGCTGGTAGTTCGGGTGCTGACACTAAAAACGGACAATGTGCAAACATATAGTCGTAAGCACACTTTGATAATGTTGTTGCTGGCAGAATCAAATTCTTTGCATTTCGTATATCACTATGTGAAAAAAACCCATTGCCTGCATAATAACCATTCCTTTGTGTCCAAACAGTCTGACCTATAAAATCATCACCATATATCAATGACATTATATTTCCAGATATATCAGACACTGCGAATATCTCTTTCATACCTTCCCACCTTGTGTCTCCTCTAACCGTGCAAAAATCTGCATCTGTTGCTATAATAGATACTCTATCGTTTCTATTTAATTTAATTATGGTTTTACTGGTAGTATTAATCCACTTTCCTCCATTTATTGAATACTTGATGTTTATATATATGGTCTTACCGTTGTCGGGGTTTATTTTTCCCAACCATACTTGCGCACCCCCATCAACTGCTCTCACTGTAAAGGGGGTTATATTATAATCTATCGGTCTTTTCTCCCATACCAACTTACCATATGAATATACCTGCTGCATTTCTCTACCAGCACTATAAACACTCTCTATATTTTCATCTAAAATCATAGTTCTATCATTGCCAATATATAACTGTTCTGTTGTTCAATAGATAATGCTTGCCACTCATCCTGTGTTCCTGTCCATATCTTACTGTAATCAACTTTACTCTCCAATCCTGTATCTACCTCATCTTTGGTGTAGTAGTTTTCAAGACTCTGATGTTCTGTGAGATAACCCTGTTCGGATACCCAACTTTCAGTAGCATATCCAGTTAAATCAACTTCTACATTCTCAATTGCTGTATCAACTTCTTCCTTGGTGTAGTAGTTATCAAGACTCTGTTCTGTCAGGTAGTTCTGTTTTTCTACCCAATCTTCTGTTGCATATCCATTCAAATCATCAACGGTGATAAAACCCTCTAATTTCAGGTTGTCCTTTATCTCAATTTTAGTATATACATCAGTTAGTTTAGCATAAGCAAGCAGTTCTGTTGCTACCCAATCCTTTGGAGCGAAATCCTTTCCATCTATCTCTATTTTAGTATATACATCAGTGAGATTCGCCTTTGCTGTAAGTTCTTCTACCAATCGTGTTTCGTTAATGAACTCCTTACCGTCTATCTCTGTCTTGGTATAGACATCACTTGTGTTCGCCTTTGATAATAACTGCTCTGTGAGATATGGTGCTGTGATATACTCCTTATCATCCAACTCTGTTTTGGTATATACTTCACCCACTTTCGCGTATGCTAACAGTTCTGTTGCTACCCAATCCTTTGGAGCGAACTCTTTCCCGTCTATCTCAATTTTCGTATAGACATCAGTAAGATTGGCTTTCGCTGCAAGTTCTTCCGCCAATCGTGTTTCGTTGATGAACTCCTTATCGTCAATCTCAATCTTCGTGTAGATGTCTGATAAGTTTGCCTTTGTCAATAACTGCTCTGTGAGATATGGAGCGGTGATATACTCCTTATCGTCCATCTCTGTCTTGGTATATACATCACTTAATTTAGCATAACCCAGTAATTCAGTTGCTGTCCAATCCTTTGTGGCGAAGTTCTTACCGTCTATCTCAATTTTCGTGTAGATGTCTGATAAGTTCGCCTTTGCAAGCAGTTCTGTATTCAGTTGTGATTCAGTGATATACTTCTTACCGTCAATTTCAATCTTTGAGTAGATATCAACTACATTGGCTTTCGCTGTCAGTTGCTCCGATACCCAATTCTCCTTCGCATATCCTACCATACTCGGTAGTTCTGCTTTCAGAGCATATTTGTGCTTCTCTGCATTCCAAATTGGGTCTGTTTCGCTTGAAAGATAACCCTTGCTATACACCCAATTTTCAGTAGCATATCCTGTAAGGGACTGATGCTCGGTCAGGTAGTTTCTGCTGTCTATCTCTGATTTAGTATATACATCAACAACATTTGCCTTTGTATTCACTTTTGCTGTCAGATTAGCAAAATCCAACTCTTGTGTTGTTGAAAGTTCAGCAATATCCTGCTCCACTTCGTTAAGTCTGATATCTGCATTCACCAATAGTGCTATCTGATCATGGGTCAATCCTGATGTAATGTTAGCGAGCAGGTTCATCAAGTCCTTCTGCTCGCTCACACTTCCCTTTATATACCCCCAAGTGCTGGTAGGTATGTATGTGTTTTTGTCCTCCACAGGGATTAAATCAGGTGCAGGACAAACACTAATATATCCTTCATTCCAATCTACTAACATACATAAACATTCATATTGTCTGTGAGGATGAGATTTCTTTTGCCGTCAGGGTATAACGCATCCTCTACGATATACTCTACATCACGCATCAAGATACCCGCTGGGAGCGTTGATAAATCCTCCGATGGTAATGCTATGACTAACACATCATTCTGTGTTTCAAAATCAGGTTCTATAAATGTTGATTTATGACCCTGTGTGTAGTAGATGATACGCTTAACATTACGGGCGAACATCTCATCTTTACACAATATCAAGTCCAATTGGTCTGTCTGCTTATTCAATCTCTTTATCATCTTCGCCTCCTTCTTTTTTTACAGGCTCTACAAGTTCGTTGTCGCCTTTTAATTTATTATCTACTGGATTTTGTGCTAACTTCGCTATGTTCTCCAGTGTTGTGAGATTTACCTGTGCTACATGCTGGTCTCCTCCTTCAATTGCTGTCATATCCAATGACTTACGGATTTCATTGGGACTAAAAACACCCATATTGAACATAGTGTTGTAGTAGTTAGCGAGCGATGTTTTGTCAGTTCGGAGCATCATAGTAGTGTCAAATTTCACCTCATATTTACTTCTTTCACCCCTATTGAACAATTTACACTCAAACTCCTGCTCTATCTTCACGAGCAAAGGTTGGATGCAGTCTGTCAAGAACGCCAACTGGCTCATTTCAAGTGAATTATAATTTACACCAACATTATCAAACAATTTAGTAGGTGGTACTCCGAAGAAGCGTGCTATGTCAATGACATTGAACTTCCTTGACTCCAATAACTGTGCATCTGCAGGTGAAATAGACAATTCCTGAAAACTCCAATTACCGTCCAACACTGCAATACCGTTTCTGTCGTTGTTGCTACCGTATGCTGCTGCCCAACTCTGTCTTGCATCCTCTTTCTGCTTGCTTGAAAGCGGGTTCGGTGTTGAAAGAATACCAGAAATCGCTCCACCTGACTTAAAGAAGTTATTTGCTGTGTTCTCCGATGCTGTTGCAATACCCAATGTTATTCTTGCATACTGCAAAGTGGATACTCCACGAACACCATCAAGTGATATATTCTTCAAGTGGATCATGTCGCTTGCAGGTATGTTGGTCTTGAATCCAGTTATCTGATATTCTACCTTCTCTGGTGATTCAATGATATTTACAAGTCCTGATGGTATATATACCAAGTCCTTCACTTTCTTACCCTCACGACGGATAAGGATATATCCATTACCTGTAAGCACTGTGCTTATTACTGCTGCCTTTATCATTGCAAAGGCGGTCATCTTCTCATTAGGTTGTTTAGTGAGGATATCATACAGTTCGTTGCCTGTATCCTCAACCTTATAACCCTTCGCGTCTATTGAATAGAGTTTTAGCGGTAGTTGAGCAACAGTGTCTGAAATACACTCTACACAACGATATACAGCAGACAATAGTAATGCTTTGTTCTGCTGATATCCGTTGAAAGAACTGTAATTCAATGCCATTCCTCCGAAATATCCGCTATCTGACCTCTCTTCCACAGACTTTCTGTTAAACAATCTGTCAAATAATCCCATTACGAATTAAGTTTCATTATATAATGTATTTATGTAGGTGCGATATAAAAAAGGGGACTGACTTACGCCAATCCCCGAAACATACAAACCTAATATAATATGAAAAAAAGAAATAAAAATATGATTACCCCCATCAGAAGGCTTATATTAAATATAACAAAACTTAAAACACCATTATCTCACCTGTTCCGTGATTATCCAATAGATATATACCCAACGCTTCTATCATCGCTATCACACCATCTATCTTCTTCTGACTGACGCTCTTGTCAGGTTTTGAATTTCCGTTCATATCCACTCTCAACTCCACATTATCAAAGCAGAAGCGGGTGATGTTGTTCCTGTCTATATACGCCTTGTTCGATAAGATAAGGCGTTCAATCTCCTTCGTTCCACGATTGAAATTTCCTATTGACTGTGAGAACTCCTG